GAGGCAAGTACGAATACAGGACAACCAAGTGAGTAATGCCGATTAATCCACGCAATTTGATGTGGTGAGAAGTCAATCTTGTTATTCTTAATTACTTTAAGCTCTACCCAAAAGCCTCGTTTATAATAACCAAATAGATCAGGAATACCCAAGCCTGATGTGGCTTCAATTCTTGTCCAAACTATTGAATTTGTGTTCTTTTTTAGTCTATTCCAAAGATTACGTTCTTCCGCCATGTTTCACCACCCAACATTGTTCTTTCTCTAAGTCCACCATCAATAACTCTACATTCAAACGCTTCTGTAATGGTGTCAAAATTCTATTAATCTTCTTCCCTTTTTTCTTGCCATTGAGATACTTAGCAGAGGTTTTGACATCGTATAAATGTATCTTTCCACGCTTATCAATAGCAACAAGATCGACACAACCAGTATCATGAATCGTCTTGAAGACTAAGTTCCCCTTCTTCAATAAGTGGGTCATCGCCAGGCTCTCCGACAGATGTCCCTTCAAGTGCGTCATATTCAATAACTTCATGTTCTCCAGGAATGGATAGCTTTTTTCTAAGTTCACTAAGTTTCTCCTCTACTTCGCCAACCGACATAGAATCAATACTACCATGAATGACTTCTTTTCGCTCAACGTATAATCCAGCTACCATACCTCGATACTTTTCAGCAGCTATTGCACCAGTAAAATTACCAGCAGCTTCGGCAGCATCTCTTAAATCTGCCAATTTTTGTATGTGTGATCTGTAAGAAACAGAGTATCTCCTAGCCATTTCTGCTCTCTTACGTTCAATTTCCTCAACAACATGAGGATAGTATTTAGGATTCTGTAGTGCACTTGCAGTCACTGTAGCTGTGCTTTCGGCATAACCTGCTTCCAATGCACACTGTTTTGCTGTTTGAATATGACCTTTTAAGACAAAAATATCGACAAATTTTTGCTGTTTTGGGGTCAATTCGAGCATTTTTGGTTCAATTTTTGACATTTTTTACCCCTATTTTTGACAACCCCTCTGAAAAAAACCCTTATTTTTCAACAAAGCTTGTAAATTGTAAACGCTTTTGACCCCCCGAGATGACAACTTATTTACAGAGGAAAGCGTTGATATATATATATTTTTACAATATTGTAAATATGTAAACCGATTTCGCCAATTTTTTACAAGTTTAGATTTAATTTCTGTAGAATAATATATATACTGTTTGACATGAACTTGGTCCGTGTTTCGTGGTTCGATGTCGTTGAGCATGAGACAGGTTGGCATGATTGGTCTGAAATAGAAAAACTGGATCATTGTTTGGTTCACTCCTACGGCCTCGTTGCCCATGAAACAGACGACAAAATTACCCTCATCGCTGATATAATACCTGAATCAAAAGAATTTGGTCGGTCGACCACGATCCCAAAAGGAATGATTAAAGAAATAAAGATCATACCCGATTAAAGGCTTACAATGCCTCCTTGGGCATATCTTTGCTGTACCTGAGCTAAAGCTACCTGTGGATTCATTCCTAAGGCTATAAGCTGATTATATGAGGAAATTTGACCCTGTGTTAGCCCTGCTAGTGGGTCTTGGGCCATGGTCCCTGTACTTTGTTTCGGTGTGAAAAAATTTTGGACCCCACCGTAAATACCTTTTAACAACTGCATTAAAGGCGTACCTTTTTCAGCAAAGCCTTTCATAATTTGCCCGGCGCCATACTTAACATCACTTAAAATCTCACTGGGTGTAGGCCCGTAGATATTAGCGAGTCGCATCGCTTCATCAGAAAGGGTAGGTCCGCCAGGTGTTACAGATTGATATAAATTACTCGCACCAGCAACAGGTTTCATTTGTGTTTTTTTAAAGTTCTCATACAAACGATCTTGTTCGGAGCGTCTAAATAAACGATCACGAGATACATCAGGACGATTATCAAAATACTTTTCTCTTGTTGCTTCAACGTTTGTGTAATACGGCTGTTTGGAGGAGCTAGGAATAGATGATATGCCTCCGACCTGACCTCTGTTAGCAATATAACTAGGTTGAGGGATAGAGGGTTTAGACTTCATTGTAATGTTAGGACCTGAAGGTTTATCAGATCGCATAGAACTCAGAAAAGCAGGTCTTTGATTATCGTTAGAACCAGGACGATTAATACCTGTTGGAGCTTTCTTCGGAGTAGATGCGTATGATGCTGGTCCCCAAGCCATTACTTACCTGACATTTTACGGAGCATTTGTGCTCTTTTTAATTTTTGGAAAACACTCTCTGTAGGTTTGTTGCCATAGGTTCGTGTTTGAGGAGCTTCCATAATAGATTTTCTCTTTCCAACTGTAAACTTAGCGGGTTTTTTTTCCATTTTCTTTTCCATTATGTCTTTAGCTTTTTTTAAATCATCTGTACTTAATCTAGTTGAGGGTTTAACTTTTCTAGCAGTATCATATGCTTGTTTAGGCATATCAGAGTCCTTAAACTCACTTCGTGACATAGTTTTTCGCATCTTACCAGCCCTTGTAATGTCATCTACATTCAATCTACCTGATGGTTTTAAATTTTTGGCGAGAGTTATTTCAGTACGTTTCATTCTCTCTTTGGGTGTTACTCCTCTTGGCATTGTTTTCTCCTTGGTTCGTGGTTAGTAATCTTTTTATACCTAAGAACATAACAAAAATAAAAGTCAAGATCAAAGATTTATTGACATTTTAAAATGAACTTTGATAGGGTGGTCGGTACGCACTAATGCATACAAAGGAGGTCACTATGCAAGAATTAGAACAAAAACTACAAGAAGCGTACGAAGTAATCGCTGTATTACAAGCGCAAATAGCGGAACAAAAACAACAATAACTAGGCGGTGGTCTGTGGGCTTTGGGAATTCCACAAAGCCTTACTACCCCTGGTTACAATGTCATGCCACTGCTCGTGGGTGAATTCATCTTTACTCCCATCTCGATAAATAACCCGATACATCAGTTTTTCCTGCATTTCAGGTGGATCAGAGATTTTTGTAAAGACTTCCACAGAAGTCACAATATCTTTTATCATCTTGGGAAAGATAACACATTTCCATTCTTTAGTTTACTTAATTTTTGGATGATTAAACGCCTGGTGGCTTCCTGTAAATCTTTGGTATCATTCACTAGTTCGTGGTCCCATAGATCGGCACAAGCTCGCAGGGCTTCTACTTTCTCTACATTGTTTTTAAAAAATTTTTGATCGTGTTCAATTAAGTCCATGATCATGCGTCTGGATATTAAAGATTCAATATCTTCCGTCATCATTCTGATATCTGCCATAGGGTTAGTTTACTCTTTTCTTTAGAATTTAATATAGTATTTCTCACCTCGTTTTTGTAGTTCACGTAAACTCACTAAGCGAGATAAATAGAAATCTAATTGTCGGGACGATTCAAAATCATCCGGTGGTGCATTGCGTACTTGGATACGCTTGCGATCCACCATAGCGATGACTTTGGTTATATACTTGTCAAGCGGTAGGACGTTCATCGATTGCTTTGACGTTGGTAAAATAATTTTTACCTAATAGTTTGTCGGCTAACTGTCTTGCCTTGCGGCGCTTGTCGGCTTCGATTTTGTATTTTTCGGAAACGCCTCGTCCGTCCTGGTGTTCGTACACGGGTTTGTATTTCATGACTACCTCTTTGCAATATAAAATTCGGAAGGTCTGCCATTTAATGTTACTCCGTCTGTGTGGGTTAAACCAATTGTCGATTGATTAGAACTGCACACAATGAAATAGCCCAATTTACTTTTGACTACATCATAAAGGGTACTTGCCCATTTTACTTTCTTACCCGCATCAACTGCTTTTTTGATTTCTTCTAGTTTCATGTTTGCTCCTTTGTTGTTTGGCTGCCGTCCGAAAGATGAAATTCAAGATAATGAACATTTAAGGAAAATCATCTCTCACAGCTTTTCATGTGGCCCTGCCAGGCAAAAGTAATGAACATGTCATGAACAGGGTAGTGATAATACCACTCATTACTTCACACTATACATCTGCTTTAACCGAGCTAGACGGCGTAGTCGGAACTTGTTGATCAACTACTACTATGTATTGATCTAATCTCATGATTTGGATTTAAATCCGCATTCTCTTGTTGGTCCTTGAGCCATGCATCGTAGCCTTCTAAATCCCAGTTCTCTAACCCATCGACATAGCCTTCTAAAAAGGCAACAGTCTTCGCTAGAGGAAAATTGGTTCGATCGTGTTTCATGTAATCAATTGCATTCTTTAAATGTTTTCTTAATTCAATTGATTTATTTTCGTACTTTTCCATTTCGTTTCTCCTTCTCTTGTTCAATTAGTTTCGTAATAAAACCACCCATTGTGCAGTAATCAGCTTCGGCCATTGGTCGAGCCTTGTTGTAAATCTCTACCTTAATTGCCACTGATTTATACTTTGTAGCATCCATTAAATAACTCCATATTGTGTTAATAAAAATAATAGGATTAGACCTGCGAGTAAAAACCATCTAAAATTCATCATAATTGTGATGAGTAAGATCATTGTAATTATTGCGTATGTCATGTCCTAATTTCTTAGTATAAATATAAGAAATTTTAGGATAATGTCAAGGAGGTAAAAATGAAGGTATTTCTAATAATGATAGCGTGTTTACAGAGCACTATAACGCCTTTGGATAAAACATGTGCTTTGATTCCTATGACAGAAACCTTTGAAACTGTACCAGAATGTTTGGGTTTTATAGAATATTTTAGACAAAATGTTCAGTCAGCAGACCCTGATTTTTACGTTACAGGGTTCTGCACAACTAAAGAAATAACTTCTATTTAGAGTGTTCTTCTAATGAAGTTAGGGAATTTACCTTCTTCTTTGAAGGTCATATAAGCAGCATACCAATCTTTTTTATATTCAGCTTGGCAATACTCTTTTACTTCTTTGTCTTTATCTTCTTTGTTAAAGAAGTTTAAGAAGTGGTTCATGGATCTTTTAGTTAAGTTAAACATTATTTCTCTCCGTTAATAAATTGTAAGTCGTCTATTGTGTAAACATGCATGACAAAGTTATACACAGAAAAATTAAAAAATTGTTTTGTTTCTATTGCACGACTGTTGTGCTTTTGCTAATATTTTAGGATGCAACGGCCATACATGAAAGGTAACTTTGTGTGTATGTCAAAAAATTACTAGGTCTAGTGTCTACTTGCAAAAAAAACAAACTTATTAATTAGCCGTTGCTAAACTTCAAAGTCCGCTTCAAATTCAACACTAGCGTCAGGATCAATAATAATAAAAACCGTTTTGCCGTTTACTCTTTTTTGAAAATCATTTCGACACATTAGACAATGATAATGATCGTTTTTCTTTCGGAACATAGGTACAATGACATGTTCAAAAGAACAATTAGGACATAGAGTTGCCTCTACTTTATCGCCTTTAGCTTTATCTATTTCGCCTCGCCCCATGACGGTCCTACCTCACAATCTAATTTTACAGGTACTTCAAGTTGTACTGAGTTTTTCATAATTTCCATAATCTTATTCTTTTGCTCTTCACTGTCAAAAGAACAATCCAATTCATCATGGACTTGTATGTGAGGAACAATGCCTTCTCTGTGGAGATCCACCATTGCTTTCTTTGTCATATCGGCGGCAGAGCCTTGGATAATTTTATTTAATGCTTTGTAAGTATAAGCTCGTTTGATCTGTCGTCCGTGTTCCCTGAGCGCTTGGTCCATGGGCAGTGGTTTGTGGACACCATATCGCATGGGTTCCCACTCATCAAAACGACATTTACGACCGAGCAGAGTTCGTACATGACCAACATCAGCAGCTTTCTTCATGGTTAATTCAATCATTTGTTTTACAAAAGGCACACGAGAATGATACTTCTCAAAAAGGTCTTCTGCGTCCCCGGGAGTGAGTCCTAACTCTGAGGATAGTTTCCCCTTACCCATACCATAAAACAGCCCTAGATTGATCGTTTTAGCCTTTTTTCGGTCTATTTTAGCCATGTCAGACACCATGGTATGGAAGTCTGTGTTGGGGTTTTCATGGTATGCGTTGACAAACTCATCAGCCCCTTTTAACCCGCCATTAGTTAAGCTAGCTAAATGAACCACGAGTCGTGGCTCTTGCTGTGAATAGTCAAACGCACCCCATTGCATCCCCTCTTCAGGTTTAAAGATCGAGCGTATCATCGGCCCCAAAACCTTCGAAGACGGAACTTGTTGTAGGTTTGGTGTGTTGTAGCTTAGTCGTCCTGTCACTGTGCCACCACCGTCACCTCGTAATTGGTTTATCTCTGCATGAATTCTTCCACAATTTTCATGCTTTAAAATTGTATCAATGAAAGTTGTCCTAGCTTTATTATATTCTCTTGCTTCGGCAACAGCTTGAACCAACGGATGCTCATGTGTGCGGAGGAAAAGTTTGTCAAATTTAGGAGCACCCGTTAATTCAGTTCGTGCATACGGGAGATCCAATGCATCGAACATCTTTGCGATAGATTTAGCTTCCCAAACATTAACAGCAACACCCGTTTCTTTTTTGATTTTCATCAACTGGTCTTCCTCTTGCTTTAACAAAACTTTCTTGCTTCGTTCTGCTTGGTCTATATCTACCCGAACACCATTCCATTTCATATCTATTAAGACTGGTAAGACCTGGTGTTCCAATTCATTTATACTGGTTAAATCTTGTGCAATAATTTCTCTTTTAAAAACATCATATAATTTTAAAGCAAGCTCTGCGTCTTGTTCTGCATAAGGACCTACATACATAGCAGGTAATCGCCACATATCATTCT